GTCTTGGATGAGATAAAGTTGTTTTGTGAAAAATTTAAATTTATAAAACATTGATTTACAGTATTTTATTTGGTTTTATTGCGCAAAACACACTTTAATTTTGCAAAAATAGTTATAACGCATTGATATGCAGCACTTTAAAGATTGTTTATATTTGGTAATCCTGTGAAGTTACCGTATATTAAAAGCAGGAACGATTCGTTTGAGATCGCGAACAGCGCTGTAATAAAGGAGGTGTTAACGTATGCGAAAACAAAACTTGATTCACTGATCGAGGTATCGGACGCAGAGGTTATAAACTTCATTATTTAACAAAGCAAACGCCCCTTTGGCGGGAACCATTGGGGCGTTTTTTTACTATCACTTAAACGCAAATTTAAATTAATAGAGAGGACAAACTTAATGAAAAATATTGTAATTGAAGAATTGGCAAACCGTGGCTTATCTCAAAGGACTGCACAGCGGCAGACCGCTCCGAAAACCAATTCAGAATTGTGTTGCCGTTTACACAGATAATGAGCTTTTGTTTGATCTGGTTTACCTGCTATACAAAGGCAGGAAGTTTGAAAGCGATATCATTGGCTCAGTCGTTCCATTCATCCGTATTGATGATCTGCGAAAGGTTATAAGCGCCGGACTGCAAAAGTATTCCAGCGATAAAGAAAAATATCTCACACAGAACGCCGCCATAGATCAGCTGATCTCTATGTACCAGGAGAAAATAAAAACGCTGCAAAGCCTTCAGATGGCTTTCTGTCACGAATTTTTAAAGTAGGCATCCTGCCCGCTCAGGATCTCGAAAGCGCTGTCGCGCACTTTTTGCCTTGATGCAAAAAGTTGACAAAAAGATCAAGTTCAAACCGTGAACCCCGGGTGCTGTACCCTGTCCTTTCTTACCCCTCTCACTATAATGATCTTAGCATTATGGAACTGATCACACTCACGCAAGCTCTAAAGCAAATGAACAGCGGAAAGCCGTTCCAGCTGAAGTTTGTTACCTGTAATCAATCCCTGAACACCGGCGGTGAAATCATCGAGCTGAAGAATGCTTTTAAAATCGGGGCGAAATACAACCTGAAGAATAATGACATGATCAGCTTGCGCCAACAGCACAACGAGGAACACCACCCATACCCGGTGCACATTCATCTTATAGTTGAATTTAACAATCAAAAAGTAGTTATCTAATGTCTGATATCCTTTACAGTGACAATTATGAATTCGCATTCATGCCCGGAATCGGTGCTGCTGTCACAACTTCGTCCACTGATGTCAAGAGTCTGAACCATCCATCCTCTACGATCGGGAAGGAAGCTTCGAAAAATGATATACTATTTTGGGGAGAGGATAACGACTTTCCGCAAAAAGTGATTGAAGATGTTCGCAAAAGTCCTGTGCTTGGAACGCTGCTTGGGGATAAAGCAGATCTGCTTTATTCAGGAGGATTGATCTGGGGGATTCCCGATCCGAAAGACCCGGCAAAGCTGCTGCCTTTATCAGATGACGAGAACATGCACATCCAGGAATGGATGGAAAATACCGCGATCAATAAATACCTCTCTGAAGCGGCGAAGGATATCACCTGGTTCAGCAATGCATTTGTTGAGCTTGTTTTAAATGTTGGCCGGACTGAAATAATACAGATCTGCACCCAGGCTGCTGAAGAATGTCGCTATGGCCGGCAAAATCCTTCCTCAGGTAAAATTGATGTCTGCTACATCAATGCTCAGTGGCCGGACGGTAAGCCGGATGATCCGTTCACAAAAAAAGTTTCTGTGCTGGATTCATACTACAATCCTGCGGAACAGCTGCGCGCCATCACTTCCGGTTTCAATTTTATTTATCCGCTGAGCGTCGCGGAGCCGGGAAACAAGTTCTATCAGCTCGCGTCCTGGAATTCTATTCGTGAAAGCGGATGGCTGGCTGTCGTTGAGGCGATCCCTAAATTCAAAGCTGCGCTTCTGAAAAACCAGATGACCATCAAATATCACATTCAGATCAGCTCGCAATACTGGCAACATCGATACGAGAAATGGACCGGCATGACCGCAGCTGAGCGGGCTAAAATAAAAAAAGATGATCTTGAGAAAATGGAAGCTACACTGGTTGGTGCGGAAAAAGCCGGTAAATCACTGACAAGTATTGTGCATCATGATTTCAATAAAAATTTAGAATACGAGATGGTGAAGATCAGCGTGATTGATGACAAGCTGAAGGATGGAAAATATATCGAAGACGGAAAGGAAGGATCTATCCAAATCCTGAATGCTGTCGGCCTTCATGCCGCGCTCACCGGTGTAATCCCATCAGATGGGCTCGGCGGTTCCGGATCCAATATCCGCGAAGCATACAACCTGCATTTAATGAAGAGCAAATCCCGACAGGATCTGCTTCTCGAACCGCTCTATGTCGTGAAGAAATATAATAAATGGAATCCTCAACTGGTGTTCCGCATCAACAATGTCATGTTTACGACGCTTGACAAAGGAAAAGAAACTAAAGCCGCTGCATAATGCTGTTAAAAACAATCCAGGATGTAAAAGAAAAAGTGCCGGTGATCGGCACAATGAAGTTTGAGAATTTTACCCCGTTCATCAAACAGGCGGAGCGCAACTATATCAAACCGTATATAGGCGAAGCGCTGTATAATCAGATCGAATCGGCCTATCAGGCGACTACGATCGCCCCGCCATCAACGAAATTGCTGGATAAATGCCAGGAAGCGATCGTCATGTATATGCTTTACCTGTGGTTTCCGACCGGGCAGATCTCCATCGGCGATAATGGCGTCCGGATCAGTACGACAGAAACGCTAAAAACAGCTTTTCAATGGCAGATAGATGACGCCAAAACAAGCGTTTTAAATGCTGCCGGCAGCGCAATGGATGAATTGGTCGACTACCTGATGGCGAACAGATCAGAAGCCGATTTTGCCCCATGGCTGTCAAGTGATGCATATGCCAGGATAAAGGCTTGCATGATCGATACGACAAAGAGGTTTACTGAACTTTACGGGCCGCTCGGAAATCTCTGGACAAATTTTGTAGCTATCCGCAGCCAAATGATCAAAACGCAGGAGCTTATCATTCTGCCGGCGATCGGTAAGCCTTTATATACGCAGCTGCTGTCTGAGCACAAGATGAATAACATGAGCCCTGCTAATACGCTTGTGTTTGAGCGGATACAAAAAGCGCTTGCACCGCTCACAATGGAGCGTGCCATTACTGAGTTGTCCGCAACGATCGATAAAAACGGAATTCTTATTTTCAACAATTCCAGCTCAAGCCAGGTGCTTAATTCAAAAGAGCCGGCAAAGGATGCGATGATTTCCAAACTGGAAATGTCCGCTGCAAATGACGGCGCTGCTTACCTGCAGGCGCTCAAAGATTTCCTTTTTGAAAATATTGCTGATTATCCGCTGTATTCCAACAGTACGGCATACGACAGCACCACTACCAATACCGCTTACCAAAATGAGCCGGACACAAACAATTTTGGAATGCTATGACAGACTTTAAAACACACCGGCATGATATGCTTTTCCTGATCGGATGGGCAGGATTTATTTTATTCCTGGTGTTATTCCTGCAGCGATGCGGAACAGGCTCCTGTCCGGAAATAAAAAAAACAGCTGATACGGTCACGGTCATCCGCTTTGATTCCGTGCCGAAAAAAATCACTGTGCCAAAACCATTCCCGGTGCCAGGCACGACAGTGATTATTGAAGTGCCTGCGAATATTGATACAGCAAAAATATTGCAGTTATATTTCAATAAAAATTATTATTCGCAGATCATTGGCGATACCAATTTACGCGCTACGATCACAGATACGATATCGCAAAATAGTATCGTTCACCGCACGTTTTCATATCAGTTGCTCCGGCCGGTCAGCACTACAACGATCATTAATAAAACAGTCGAAGTTCCTAAAAAACAAATGGCTTTGTACGCAGGCATTTTTGGTGGCATAACACCCGCCGGTCAAGCAATTGGTTTTGGGATCAATGCTTCGCTGATCACAAAAAAAAGAATGCTGTATGATATCAGGTATGATCTCCTGCAGCAGAGAATAGAATTCGGTGTTCACTTTAAAATACAATTTAGAAATGACTGAATACAATGAATTTGACTTAAAGTACTGGAAGAAAAATGTGCAGTATACTGAAACAGTAAAACTTCCGGCAGCATGGAATGCGCTGAACAAACGTCAGCTGCTTTACATTGCTGAATATTGGGAAGCATGGACAATGCTGATGCAGGCAAACGAAACGCTTATAAAGGCCAAAGCGTTGCTCCTGATTGAACTTATCAGTGGCAAAATGTTCCCGGATCGTCAGAAGAAAATATTTTATATTAACCAGCTGGACAATGAATCGCAATACGCGCTATGCGAGCTCACCAATTTTGTTTTTGAAAAAAATACGCTCACAAAAAATTTATTCCCGGTGATCAGGATCGGGCGGCAGGAATTTTTCGGGCCTCCGGATTACCTGGGCGGAATGACCGCACATGAATTCAGCTTCGTCGACGGCATGTACATGGTATATTCAAAAACAAAAGCGATCGAGGACCTGGAAATAATGATAGCGGTACTGTATCGTCCGGGCGGCAAACAAAATGGAGATGACCGGCGAAATCCCTTCGACCGCAATTTTATCGGCGATAATATAAAATACATCCAGCGCCTGAGCTATGCTGAGAAGCAGGCTATCCTGCTGTTTTACATTGGCTGTCGCAATTACTTCATTTCCACAAATCCAAACATTTGGTCCCAGGGAGAAGCCCAGACTACAAATAAATCATGGATCGATGTGATCATCGCCATGTCCGGAGGTAGATTCGGAAACTTCAGGGAAACATGCGATACGGATATCACATTAGTTTTTAAAGAACTGGACGCTTTACAGCAAAAAAAATCAAAATGAGCCCAACCGATTATACACAATACTGGAAGAACGCTGCCAGCCGGCACGTTTCTATTCAGCATACATCCGGAAATCCTAAATTCCTTACCTACGGTGTGGAAACGGTACTCACCGAATTTAAAAACGTTGGCTCTCCAATGATGGCATTGGAAGATCCGGAATACGGAATCGTTGATCCGTTATCGGATAATGTTTTGCTGCAGATGTCCGGCGCTGTTTTGGTTTTAAAAAAATGCCTGGATGCTGATTATGCCGAGATCGAAATAGCGAAGCAGGAAATGTTTGAAGTGGCGTTCGATCTCTTCACCAAGCTGCAAAATGACCGGAGAAAAGCAACGGACCCACTTACGCCATCTCCCGAAAAATTAATCGGACACCTGGTTCTCGGCAGCATTAGTGTTATTGCGGTTGGTCCTGTGTTCGACGGCTGGTACGGATGGCGATTAAACCACGTTGTCTGCACCGCAAGAACTGACAGGTTGAATCCTGATCGCTGGCAGGGAGAAAGTCCGTGGCAGATGTAGCTTGTCCTTTAATAACATCCGTGGCTAAAGTAATATTGATAAAAAAAAAGCATGAACTACGAAGAAAGAGAAGTACCTGAAGGCGCCGATCAGGAGTTTTCACTACAAATTTTTAAGAAAGATCCCACTACCGGTAGTTTGGTCCCCGACGATCTTACGGCTTACGATAATGTTGTTATAGTTGTTCATAATCGTGAAAAACAAGATTTTGCAAAGTATTCGGTGGCATCGGATCCTGGCTTCGACAGCCTTGTAATAAGCGGTACTTCCAACAATGTTTTGACGTTTCTTTTTTCACACGTGCACTCTTCAGCTGCGCGGGGGCATAAATGTTTTTTTGAGCTCCGCTCACGTTCCCTGACCGGTCCGGGATCTTTTTATCGCAAAATGATCGTGATGCAATATTTATGCACCGTTCCATTTAGCTTAATCGAATCAACACCTGATCCGTCATGACATATACCGCCATTGTAACAATGCCCGGGGCATATGTAATTTCTGTCACACTGCCTTCCGGACCAGGATCTGGATCAGGAGGCAGCGTCGATATCCTGGATCAGGATTCCAACGTGATCGAATCGGTACCGGCACCTGGTACCTATAGCGTTATCGTCGTAAGTGCAATAGATGGCGGCGATTCCACAACAGGCGCATATACTAACAGCATAATCGTACCAATACCATGACAGCAATAACAGCAAGCATACAACATGCCCGGGACACAGAATCGAACTGGTCTGCCAACAATCCGAATTTATTGGAAGGGATGATCTACATCAGTTCAGATGTATTTTACCCGGGCACCACATCGCCGAAATTGAAAATAGGAACCGGTGCCGCATGGGCAGTTTCCGATTATCTGCCGGCTGCAATATACACCGCTGCCAGTTTGGGGCTCGGAAATGTTGATAATACAAGCGACATCAATAAACCGGTGAGCACACTGCAGGCCGCCGCCGATGCGGCTGTACAGGCCGCCGCCACCAGCCGTGCGAACCATACAGGCACTCAGCTTGCAAATACAATTTCCAATTTTAATGCCGCCGTGTTAACTGTTGCCGAGCGATTATCAACCCAGGCTTCGATCGCTGCTGCTGCAATTGATTGGGATCAAACGCACAGTTACAAAACGCTTACGGCCAACACAACCTTTACATTTTCAAACGCGGCGAACGCACGTACTATTATAGTGGCCATCACCAATAACGCAACGAATTTTACAGTAACATGGCCAACGGTTGATTGGGGTGCAGCAGGCGCGCCAACTCAACGCACCGGTACGGCAACAGACATCTATACATTCACGCAAATTAACGGTGTGATCTACGGATCAGTAAGACAATGATTCCTTTTTCATTTATAAAAAACAGCATCATCTACGATGTCGATGCGGTTGCTCTTTTTACGCGAGCTGCCGCCGCTGGAATAACCATTCCATACGCTGAGAAAACATACATCAACAATGTGATCACAGCGTTAAAAAGTACGCTGTCCAGGAATGGTTCTACATACCTCTGGGCAGAAACGGATCTGTTGTGGCTGAATGGAATATCAAAAGCATTCTCTTTGATGAATATCCGCCAAAATGCCTACAATGGAACGATTGTTAACGACTACCCAGGATCCTGGGCTGAGGGTGTTGGCTTCACCGGTAATGCCGCCGGTAGCTTCCATATCTTAACCGGCTATAATCCAGGCGCCGGTGGTACCGTTTATACGCAAAACAGCGCCAGCCTTGGATTTTTAAACCTGTCTACCGCGTTAACAACAGGATATTCATTCGGCGTTACGAATTTTGCTTCTACTGCAGGTACTATCTTAACCGCCGGCCGCACGAACGGAATTCCCTTCGCGGATGTGAACGTGGGTTCATTTAGCGCATCGGCCAGCGGTGCCGTTAATATGTCTTATAACCGGGGCTGGACTTCTATCAAACGAACCGGCGCTTCAGCTCAGACACGAATGGTAGATGCTTCTCCAATAGCAAGTGATACGCACGCATCGGCGGCTATTCCTAACTTTGAATTTTCTCTTTTTGCCCGCAATAAAGGCGCTACTATTCAGGATTTCAGCAACAATTCAGCGGCATATCCATACGCAGGAAGTAAAGATATCGACGATCTGAAGATTCAAAAAATAATTGAAGAGCTGTGGATCAAACCACGGGCAAAATCCGATTGGATGTCTTGCCGACTGCTCACGCTCGGCGATTCGATGACCGCTCAGGGCGCAAACGGAAATTACGGACGATGGACAAAAACGGCGCTGGAAGCGCTTGGCAATACATGGCAAGGGCATTGTGACGGTTTAGCAAACGGTACGATCAGCCAGGTGAATACGATTGCCATAAATAATACTGATGGTTTTATCAAGCCTTATCTGTCACGCAGTATTCTCGCCTTTATGGCCGGCACGAATGATCTGGCGAACAGTTCAGCTGTCACCGGGACGACTATTTATAACCGATACGCTTCATTCGTCGCATCGCGGGTTGCTGCAGGTCACACTAAAATGATTTTGATGGGAATGATGGATCGAAAAGCCACATTTTCCGGCGGGCAAACGCAGGGAGGGTTTAACGCTGGCCAAGCCTCATTTAATTCCCTTATGCGTGCAGATTTCACTGTCTCTACAGCCGTAACAAACGTTTATACGTCCACGCTGCCGCAGTGGAACGGCTGTTGCTATGTTGATATAATTGCAGATACAAAATTTCAGAACGCTGCCGATACCGGCTATTTTATGCCAGATTTCATTCATCCGAATACTACATTGGATGACTGGCTTGCCAATACTTATATTGTTCCACTTATAAATGCAAACATCGTTTAAAATGATAAATAATCATGATCCTGCTACCGGCTTTGTCGGCGCATTCATCAGTTTGGGGCTGATGATTTTTTCTAAAATTTCAGCAGGTGTCATCACTGCGATTTCTGCGGCACTACCGATCGCTACAAAACCTGATTTCCACTTTCCACCCTGGATAATGGAAGGCAGCCAGATCATTGCATGGTGGTGTGTCGGCGGCACATTTATTATTGCCACTCTCAACTATTTTGAAATAAAGCTCAAACCATTCAAGCGCAAGAAATGAAAAAGCAAATTAACAAAATGAACAGCAATGCATTGGCGACATTCTTAGGACTAGTCGTTGCAATCGCCACGGCCTGCCTGACGATCGACTTCAAATACTTTGAGCTTACCGCTGAATGGCCGAAACTCGTATGCGTGATCCTTATTGCTGCAGGCGGATATTATTCAGAAATTAAAAAAATAAAGTAATGCTGACCACGATCACAGATCCATCCCTTTATAATCTTAGCAGGAATCCAATCCCTGCACAGTTTGAAACCGATAGTTATATTGCTGCTGTCGGATCGCTTGCTGTAATAGCGATCGACGTTGGCCTTGCTAATGGTGCCAATGCAATCGGCGGTACATTTACTTTTAACTGGAAAGAAAATAGCGTTGTGCTTACGATAGTAGCGTCCCCGGATCACAGCGGCTACCAGGTGCCGGCAAAAGGAGCAATGAGTGACGGCGCCTACGGCGTAGCGCTTGCCGCTGCAATGTCTAAAAACTATTTGTTGTCTGAGAACTATTTCATTATTCCGCATAATATTACCGGCTCGATTGCATTTTTTGCATTGAGAAATGGTGTAGATTATAACCTGCACGCGGATTTTGACACGACGAATACAGGCTATGAGCTATCCGCTACTTTCCTTCCAGGATCTGATGATACGCTTGTGAGCAATTATAAAATGAAAGCGGACCTGTGGATGGAGGATACGCTCAATTCAAACGTTTTCACCAAGCGCGGAACCAAAGAGCGGGATCCACTGAATAACAAATGTATATTCGATTTTCAAACGGAGATCGATGCGAATCTCGAATATTTTTTACCAGCCTACGGATCCACAATACCGGTGATCACCACCGGTATTCTAAAGCGTTTTTACCTGAGGTTCCTGGAACGGTTTGGCACTCCTGTTCTGGCTCAGGAAGTAAATCAAACGGTCACCGGCTATGCTTTAAAAGCCGGTATCCCTACGGAAGATTATACAGGAACTTCCGATCACATCCAAAACCTTTTTCTTGATGCCGGTAAATTTTTGACCAGGCAGCCGCGTAAAAAAAAAGTACGCTCAGCGCAGCAGGAATATCTCTGCTGGATAGCCGGTGTAACAGGATCAGTTACACTTCGTGCAACTTTTAAAATGAAAAATTATACTGCTGATGTGATAGTGGATACTGGTGCTTTGAGTGTTAATGCTTATGAAACGTGGATGTTCCCAACCGGTTATAGCGCATTTACCTCTTACGTGACACCGGCACCGGCATTTGATGATATTCTGTCTTATTCTATTGGCCTGTATCTATCACCGCTGGATATTTTAGTCAGTGAGGTTTTTACCTACGTTCCCGACAGCTCCAGCTATATCGACGAACATTACATGTTCTTCTCAAACGCATATGGTGGAATTGACACCGTTCGGCTCACCGGCCGGCAGGAAGATGCTTTTTCGATAGAGAAGCAAACTATCGAGAAAACAAGGCAGTTCAACTCTCCACTGGTTAATGGACAGTTCGGCGAAGTCAATCACCTGAAGCAAAATAAAATGAAAGTGTCCACCGGATTTTTGTCCAGGGAACAAGCCGACTGGCTGGAAGATCTCTTCATGGCCGAATGCAAGCTTGCTGATATCAATGGGCAGTTTGTTCCCATCGAGCTGAACACCGATGCGTTAAAAAAATACGACAGCAGAAGCAATGTCAATGCTTACGATTTTGAGTATTCACCGGCGTTTAGAAATAAATCATAAGACTATTATCACATGATCAGAATAATCGTTGATGGCATTGAGCTGGATGTTTCACAAACAGCGCTCCGTTGGGAAAATGTAAATGGGCTTTTCTCCGATGAGCTGCAGGCCGACTATTCATTTCCGTTTACACTCGCCTATTCAGCGGTAAACATGAAAGCGCTGCGGTTTGCTCAGCTCGCTGATGTTCCCACGAAATCCGTACGCTTTCCCTGCATCGTGATCCTGGATAACATGTCAATCAACAGCACATTGATCATCAACGGGACCACACGCAACGGGTTCAATGTTAACATTGCCGGAGGCGTGAACGGCTTGGTTAATTCCAGCAAAAAACTATCGGAATTGCCGTATTATATTGAATCCACCGGCGAAGGCAGGATCGACCTGGGCCCCGGGTTCGGAAACATGGCTTTGTTCCAATATGCCCGCTGGCAGAATGCTATTGCATTTCCGCCGCACTACAACCCAAATTTCTACGGCAGCACCAACACGGATTTCCAGGGTATTGTAAACAAAATGGATGCTACGGTCGGAAGCTTTCTTGCAAATGATCTTGTTTCCGGAAATAAATACTGCTTCGTGCCATTTGTATACATGCGATACATTCTACAAACAATCGCTGATGAAAACGGCCTGGAGCTGTCGGGAACATTTATTGAAGATATCGAACTATCCAATACGCTGCATTACAATAACTATGCGCTGGATAAGGAATTGGATATCGGCTGCACCGTGAAGCTTCCCGCGAATTATCATTTCGGTCCTGCAGCTGTTGTGTACTCTACGTTGGTTAATTTACTGAATAATGTAAATAACGCAATTGATCCAAGTAACGGTTGGAATAATACTGGTCATTATTTCGTCATCAGCGTTGCCGGTGATTGGGCGCTCAAGTTTCAAATGAAAGTGAAGATCCCTGGACCATACGGCGCCTTTGTTTTTATGCAAATATACCAGGGCGGAACAAATGTTGCGAACAACGGACCGTTTGGAGAGCTGATCACTCCGGGCGTTTGGCACACGATAACCTGTTCTGTTCCATTGGTTGGTGTTACGGTAGGAACTCAATTTTCAACTAAATGGGGTTGGGATGCCGGATCGCAACCAATAACGATACTTGTTGATGATGATGACAGTTTCTTTAAAATCTATCGCTATGACGGAGGGATCGTGAATGAGATGGATAAAAATGTTTTGATCAAAAATCACGTCCCGGACGTGACCGTTGCGGAATACTTCAGGCTGATTAAGAATTGGGCGCAGGTGGAAATCACTCCGGATTGGAACGATCGTAAGCTCATTATGAATCTTGCGGAGAAATCGATATCCGCTTCAGCTGAAGTAGATCTCACCGACCTGGCGGATCCGAATTATGAGCAAGTTTTTGACGAAAAAAGCCTGGGCTTTACATTGAGCTACGATTTCGGCTCACAAGACGGACTGATCACCGGAAATTTTAAAACATACGATGAAAGCAAGCTGATCGGAGAATTCCTTACACCGGTACATCTGCCGCCGCCAGGATTTCTGGAAGATCTGGCCATCGTGAAAAATAAAAACAAAATTGTCCGCTGCGAACTGGTTTCCGGTGTGATGACATGGGTTGAATATTGTGACAATTATTACCAGATAACGGAAGGGAATGGAAAAGTAGAACGTAAGATCGAGCTCGCGCCTATGATGATGACCGATCAGCAGGAAAATGACAGCGTCACGGGCAATGCTAATCACCGTAAATGCCTCATGCCACAAATTTCAGAAACCGGCAGTTCTCCGCTGTTCGGACTGGGAATAAATACGGCTTCCCTGCGCGTTGTTTTCATGCGCGGCAAGAATTTAACGACTGCCGTTGGTGGAAACTATATCTATGCTTCATCTACAAACGTTGATCTAAACGGAAATAGCATCTGGAACTATACGTTAAAATTGCAGGGCCTTGACGGATGGTACATCCGCTGGCTGCAAAAGATCCTGCTGGCCATTGATAATTCCGCTGTTTTTGAGTTCATGATCATGCTGCCTGCCCTGTACCTGCGTTACCGTGGTAAAGTTCAAATTAACTACGTAAATTTTATGATCAAGAACATCTCTATGCCGATTGGTACATTCATCGGTCAGAGCTTGGTTAAGGTTTTAAAACTCTTTTGAAGGCGCTGTCCTTTCCTTCCCCATCCGGCCACGGTATTTTTAAAATAAAAAGCCGTGGCCGAATCCAAGAAAACAATACCCAGCCTGAATGAGCTCGCCAACGATTGGGCGACATATACAATCAACCGCTTTCATGAACAGCTTTTAAAAAAGCGAATAGGAAAAACCGGAAGTCTCAAAGACAGCCTGGCATTTCGCGCTATTGTCGGAGCTGGCGGCGATATCGAGAAAATTAAGATGGCTTATCTGAACTATGGAAAGTTCATTGATATGGGCGTTGGCCGCGGACAAGCTCTCGGCAATGTCCGGGGCAATGCTGAAGTATATCGCGCTGCCGGGCTGAAAGGTCCACGCAAAGCTAAAAAATGGTACTCCAAAACCATGTATTCCGAAACAAACATTCTCGCAGATCTGCTGATGAATAACTACGGCATCCGTGCCGGAGAAATGGTCAAAGAAAGTTTTCCTGCACAAATTAATATCTCGATATAATGTCCACAAAAACAGAAACAAGGCTCGTAGAGGTCATTCTAAAAGGTCAACAGCCCAATGCAACCATGCGCGAGCTGGAAGCCGGCGCGCGTGCTTGTCGCGCTCAAATGAAAGGCCTGGCAGTTGATTCTAAAGAATTCGCGGCCAAAGAAAAAGAGCTGCAGGCATTCAACACCAGGTTAAAAAAAATCGGCGATGATACGAAAGCGGTCGGAGGGATCTTCCAGACGATCGGTAAAGAGATCAAAGCGGTCGGCATTGTCGCGATTGCTGCATTGGGTTTCAATTTCATCACTGACAAGATCAGCAATCTCATTTCGCAAAACGCAAAACTGTCGGACTCTTTCGCTGATATGCGAAAGACCACCGGCATGAATGAAGCCGAGGTCCGGCGGCTGAACAATGCTTTTTCGCAAATGAATACGCGGACCAGTACGGAAGAATTGCGCAACATCGCTATTGCTGCCGGCCAGCTGGGCATTGCGAAAAAGGATATCATGGCCTTTACAGTCGCCACGGATAAGCTGGTGGTTTCCCTGGGCGATGAATTCAAAGGTGGTGCGGAACAGGTCACCAAAGAAATGGGCGCACTCCGGAACATCTTTACCGATATCAAATCAAACGATATCAGTTCCGACATGCTGCACATTGGAAACGCGATCAATGAGCTGGGCGCTGACGGTGCCGCGACCGGCCCTGTTGTTTCAGATTTTGCCAACCGCATCGGTGGTGTCGGGATCAATTTAGGATTAACGTCCGGGCAGGTGCTGGGACTTTCAGCAACCCTCCAGGAGTTGAATGTAAGCACCGAACGCGGCGGAACGGCCATCACCAAGATCCTGATGAAGATGACGCAGGAAACGGACAAATTCGCGCACGTAGCAGGCATGAGCGTCACCGACTTCAAGGACCTGGTGAACAAAGATCTTTACGGCGCCTTTGTAAAAGTGGCCGAAGGGGCCAGAAGCAGCGGAGCCAGCGCTACAGCCTTTAGCGGCATTCTTGATTCATTAGGAGTAGACGGCGCCGGCGCTTCCGAAGTATTCTCAAAATTAGGCGCGAATACCGCGTTGTTAAAACAGAAAGTAGACCTGGCAAACAAATCCCTGGGCAATACCGACAGCATTATAAGCGAATTCAACATCAAGAACGACACGTTTGCTGCTAAAATGGAAAAGATTGGAAAATCGTTTACAACAGCATTTGTAAACGGTCCGATCATGAAAGGGATGGAAGCAATGGCCGATGGCTTTCTGAAATTGACCAGGAATACACATGCTTCATCCGAAGCAATGCAGGCAGAGCAACGTGAGCTCGAGCTCGCAAAAATAAAAGTCTTGTCTTATAACGTCGGCAGTGCTGAGCGGACAAAGCTGCTCACGGAGCTGAAGGAACAATACCCGGACTACCTGGCTAACCTTGACGCTGAGAAATCCGGAAATGATGCTGTTAGAAAAGCGATCGACGGAGTGATCACTTCGATGGTGAGTAAAATCATTGTGGAGCGGAAACAGGAAGATCTTGCAGAACAGGCGGAAAAAATTGCGGACGCGAAAGAAGATCAGTTGAATGCCGAACGTGATTTATTAGAGGCGTTAAATCGCGTGTACAAAGAAAATGCAGCTGCTCGAGGGCGTGCAGGCAGTTCTGCTGTCAAGTTGATGGAGGTTGAAAATGAGGGGCTTTCCCAAAAGGATGCGGCAATGATCTTTCTCAATGAAACGAATACGGGATTGTCTCGGCAGAATGAAAACGTATTAAAACTTGCTGAAGCTCTTAAAGCGCTACAAAAGGCTGAGATTGCATACAACGGTGAGAACATGAAGGGAATGGACATCCAAAAAGAAAAGGATGAACTGATGAGCCGACTGGGAATCACCGGAGGAGAATCCCCAGTGATAAAAAACAAGAATAAAGAAGGTGATCTGACCGCTGCCCTGGATCTTGATCTGCAAAAGCAATTAAAGAAACAGCGCGAAGATTTCCTAAAGGATCTTGAAAAGCTGGAGAAAGAATATGCGCTCCGAGGCTTAAATGAAGAGGATAAAAAGCGCGCTGTAATTGAAGCCAACCACTGGGAAAGGTTAGGACTAGCTAAGGCCGACTTCGACCTTAAAATGCGAGTTGATAAATTATACTATCAGGATCTGGCAGAGCTGGAAAAAGATTCTGTAAAAAATTTTCAGGAAATAAAATTAAAAAAGCTTGCAATAATAGAATCCGAATACAAAGAGCGAATGTCGCTTGCCGGAACGGATCAGGCTGCACAGGCTCGCGCCGAAGAGGACTATCGCAAACGGCTATTGGCATTAGGTACCGAATACAACGATAAGGATATTTTAGCCAGGTCGGAAAAAGGAAAAGAGATCACCGCCGTTGTCCAGGAAATTGCCAATAAAGAAACGCAAATAGCGAAGCTATCATTTGCTGACCGGCTCGCACTTGCGCGCGAGTACTACAAAGAATATGAGGGCATGGCCAACACGTTCGTTGACAAAGCCCAGCAGCTGCTCGATCTTCAGAAACAACGGAATGAGAAATACCTTTCGGATAAATTAAAAGCCAACGAAAGCAGCTACAATAAAGACGAGGCACGGAATAAAGAGGATCTCCGTTCGCGATTACTGACTGAAAAAGAATACAACGACAAGCATGATTTGCTTGTAAAACAAAAGGATGCGCGTGATACGGCCGCGAAGCAAAAAGCTGCGGAAAAAAACAAAAAGATTGCGATCGCCCAGGCAACGATCGACGGGATCCAGTCGGTTGTAAAAACCCTGGCGCAATACGCTTATCCGTACAACTTGATTTTAGCGGCGCTCGATGCCGCAATCGTGGGTGTGGAAATAGCAAATATTAAGAATACACCGGCGTATGCAAAAGGCGGCTACCATACTAAAACCAGCATGAAACAGCCCGGCGGGTATACGGATGGGCCGACATTGTATAGCAACAGCTCCACCGGTGTTCCGTTTATTGCAGGTGAAGCCGGCCCGGAATGGATAGCGTCCAGCTGGATGACCAAAGATCCGGAAACGGCGCCGGTGATCGAGCACCTGGAAACGATCAGGAAAAGCAGGTCATTTGCTGCCGGTGGTTATACCACATCCACACCGGCTCCGGTATTCTCTGCAGATAAATCTGCAACGGCAGCCGGCTTTGATTATGAAACGCTCAATGCTTCCATTAACAGGCTGAGTGATATCCTGGAGGGAGGTATTGAAGCTGTCATGATCTACGATCGCTTTGTCAAAGATATTGCGAAGATCGAAGGCGCCAAAAACGCATCAAAGATTGGATAAAGAAAATTCCTGCAGATCTGCAGGGATTTTTTTTTGATCTATATTGCCCATAAATAATGCTTGTCTGGCAATCGGGAAGCCTTATTTGCAAAAATTGCAAAAGATTTATTAAAAAAAACTGTCCTAAAATTAGGACGTAAGAAAAAAAGCCGTACATTTGTCTCAGCAATAAGCAATAATGCTTATCCAACCAAAGCCCGGGGCCGCAGCCGGATCAAAAAAAGGAGCGACGAAAAATGAAAGCAACAAATAAAACATTCAAAATCAGTGCATCAACAAACGGTTATATTGCTTCACGCGATGCCGTTTTCAATGGTAAGACGAACGTTACTCTTGCGGATGGGCTATCATACGATGATGCGCGCGCTTACTTAACGTCTGCCGCTATTGGCGACTACGATTCAATGAACAACGTTCAGCGAATTGAGAATCAGGACGAATTTTTAGCATTTTATTTCTCGGGGCTGATTGCGGACATGTCATATTTTGTTGGCGTTACAGATGAGCATTACTTTTTGACGCATAAGAAAATGTTAAATATTCTCTACTTGAAAAAAAGAGAAAGGTTTGAAAATTTTACCGGCGCCGGAATCTATGCTAAAGGCCAAATTCAAGCGAGCGCGATTCTTCTGGACACGGAAAATAGCTATGAATTTGACTCCCGTTACTACGGTATAATCGAAGAGACAGACGAAAATGAATAGTAACCATCAGGGCGGCCGATGTGCCGCCCTGTATTAATCGCCAAAAATGTTTTTACCAAAAGTTATAAAAATAGACCCTTTGAAGATTGAGCGCGTAAAACACGGCGATCGGTACGGTTTCTATTATGAAGATCGGAGCTTATCCGACCGGATGATCGGCGATATTGCCACATACGGCTGCTTGTTTCTGAGCAGAACCAAATTTTATTCCCAAATAAGAAAAACAAAAACGCAAAAAAATGGATAGATTTTTACTGGCCGAAAACCCAATGAAACCGAATGCTTCCCAATGCGCGATCATACACACCATTGATCCGATCGCGATCATTCGCTGCGAGCTTGATCAGAAACGGGCTCCTGCGGAGCATCACTTGGTGCAGATCTACATCAATTCCGACGGCTTGCCTGAGGAGTGGACGCTCGAGGCGCATCACCTGTTCACTACCAACATGAACGCAGCTGATTCTGAAGCTGCTAAATCGATTGCTGAGAAATTGCTGGTGAAGGCTTGGCGATGGTACAGATCGTACCTGGAATGGACGGACAGAAATATAGATGATCAGAATTTCGCAACAAATAATTAATGATGAACTCAGACAACATTGTTCAATTCCTGAAGGAGCATCCGCTAATCAATGTCAATGCTTTGGAGAGGGAATGCAACCTGGCTCAGGGTGTGATCAGCAAAGCATTAAATGGAAAAAGAACGATCGCTGGATCATCTGTTCCAGCGATCATCGCCGTTCTTGAATCTTATGGATTAAAAAAAAAGAAGAATTGATCACACTTATAGCTTAACAGTATACACGCCGGAATAGTCTTCCGGTTGTTTACCCAAAATACTGCGGGCATATTGCTGAAAGCTCTCCATCCGCTCATGACCGGTGAGGTCCATTGCCTTATGCCACTTCGTCCCACCTTCCAATAGCTGTATAACGCTGGTATGCCGGAACCCGTATATCGTATGCTTTTTCGAAAGACCGAACTTTTGCTTGACTTTTTTAAAATGCTTCCGGAAGTAGTTTTCTCCTACCGGCAGCTCGCCGGGATCGGCGCCACGGGAAAATAAAAAATAATCGTCAGGGTACTGGTTCAGTTGCCGGCTTTCGAATTCGTCGGCAATGATCTCCTGGATGATCTTGTATGTCCGAGTGTTATTTTTATTAGCTGCGGCCGTCAGAAGGATCTTGCGCCCAGGTACATCGATGTGCCTGATCTGAAGCAAGCGGGCTTCATCTGTCCGCAGATAGGCAAAGGCGATCAGCTTGATGTAAAATAATAGTTTCCGGTCCTTCTCTTTCAGGTAATCGACCATTTGCTGAAATTGCTCGGCCGTATACGATACATGCGTTTCAGATCGGGATGGCAGTTTTTTTAAACCGATGCAGGGATTGCGAAAAACAATATTCGAATCGGAATCGATCAGGTAATTAAAGAGGCTGGAAACCTCTCTGAGATTATTGTTCACGGTCCTGTTTCCGATCCCTTTGCTGATAAGATGGTCCCGGTAGCGAATAATGTCTGCCCTGGTAATGTTTGCCGGATGCTTGTTATTATTTTTAGTTGCCAGGAGCCAGGCCTTCCATTTTCCCAAATGGTGAACAATCGAAGGAATGCTCTTTTTTTTCAGATAGCGTTTTTTATCCGCGATCATTGTATCGGTCGCGGTATAGATCGGAATACCGGCATAGAGCGGGATAATATCAACGTCGTGTCCGAACTGCAGCGCATTAAAAATTTCCTTCCGGAGATCCTCCAGGAGCTCCATGCGTTTATTCAGGTCTTTTTCTGCGTTTACACGGCCGTAGGCACGCTTACGCAGCTTCTTGCCGTTCTCGGTCACATAATAGGAAACATACCAGCGTTTGCCAGTTGTATTGGTAGTAATTTGGTGATTCATGTCATCAAAGGTTGATGCTCCGCCCGGAGTGCTCTTGCTTTGAGAGTCAAAGTGCGCCACTAACTGGCGCACTTTGATTTTTTGAACCTCAATGTTTACGCGCGTTTGCGCGGTTTTTTTCGGGTGGCCAATGGGGCTCGAACCCTGCCGGACCATTTTGTTTTTTACAGCGTTTACGGGCGTTTGCGCTGTACCGTGCTGGCGCACTTCTGGCGCACTTGGCGCGCCTGGCGCATCAGTTTGGCAGCCATCGGTAAAAGTCTTTTTGCTCATGTTTTAAATTGTCTAATCTTTTCTGTCGCAGTTCCAGCAGGCGGTGCAGCCGCTGCTTGTCTTTTTGCATGTTGTGAAACAGCTCTACTACAGGGCAATTGTCGCAATGGGTGTTTTGGGTCATAAATAGGAGATTTTTTGAGTAGTGGGATGTTAAGTAAATGTAAAGTTTCCCATTTCTCCCCATCTCCCTAAAACGGATAAATCTTACCGATGTAAGATTTTTAGCTTTTATGTGATTTTGATCGTCCCTGCTCTTTATTCATCTGGTGGATCTCTTCCAGCAGCTCATTTATTTTCTCCAGGTCTTTCACTCTTTCCCGAAGCAGCGTGCATTCAACCTCTAAGCGCGCAACTGGCACTTTGCTTCCATTGTCTTTCAGCGATTCTCCTGCTTTATTCGACTGTTCAGCGGCATTGCTGAAGAATTCCTGCAAAGTAATCTTGACCTCTTGTGTAAACTTCTCGACAGTACTAACTTTCAGACTGTTATTTCGGATAGCCTTGTAAAAACCTGCCTCCGTTAACTCCATAGCCGATAGTACCGATTTTATTGATTTGCCACGCTTCTTTAGCCAAAAATCAATATTGCTTTTTATATCCAATGTTAATATCGTGTTAATAACTATGCTATACTTTAGCTTGGTATGTGCTAAATTTTGGCTTAGTTTGCATTATAAATATAATAATTAATTATAAAAACAATAATAAAAAATGAGCAAAACCAAAGCGTTAAGCGACACCTCAGTTCTGAAAGCCGCTTACTATGATTTGAGCGAGTCTAAGAAAGGCCAGCTACGAGCTGACTTCATGGAAAAGTTTGAATATTCCCTGGACAGCTTCTATAAAAAATTGTCTGGTGATACGCCATTATGGAAAAATGAGAAATCGTGGCTGGCTGAACAGCTGAACAAAAGTATAGTACAGCTGTTTCCAGAGACTTCTAAAAAAGTAGTGAAAAATTAACAGCTCCGCCCGGAGCCAAATCTAATCCTTAAACGCAAAAACCATGAAAGAAGAATCAGAAAAAACAGTTTACATGCTCGGCCCGATCACCAACACGCCGGAGAACAACTACAGGCGCTTTGCCTCTGTCCAGGAAGAGCTGGAAAAGACTTTTAAAACGGTTGTAAATCCGTACCAAAAATTCGAAGAGCAGGAAATACGCAACATGCACGATCTGCAGCTGCTCAGCTTCGAAGTCCGTGAGCTGCTCGTTTGTGACGAAGTGATCACACTCACCGGTTGGGAAGATAATCTCTGCGCGCAGCAGGTTGCGAAGATCGCCAGGATCTTGTGCAAGCCGATCATTCCTATGTCCAAAATCATTACAACAGATCTCACACATGACTAAAAAGGAATTCACCCGGAAGGTGCTTTACTGGCTCGCACATAAGAAAGCGCTGAGCAATAAAAGCGAGCACTATAAAAAGCCGCATGTGATCATCAGCATGGGCAAGCTCTACGATATATACAAGTTGGTGAGTAAAGACTGCAGCAATTTTTCAATGCCGCTGATCTGCTCCATGATCCGCATGAACGAAGAGCACATGCGAAATGTCCTTCCGGTGATGACGAACCCTTCCTATACTGGCGAGCTCGAAAAGCTTGAAACAATATTAACGATCGCAAACTCTTACAAAAAATGAAACTAACACCCAAGCAAATAAATAACGTGGCAGATCAGATTCTTGAGTCAATCGCCTGCGCAGAAGAATCCGCTAAGGATGTTCCAGCTCCCCATAGTAGCGCTTATGCTTTCGGCTATCTATCAGGGGCGATGAGACATATCGCAGAAACATTGAAAGGCGAAGGCTTTACAACATTATTAGATCCACCAAAAACCAATAGAAGACAAGCCAAATGAGCGCTAAAATAGAAATGGTTGTCACCGATTTTACGGCCGACATGGCAAAAGATATTTTCGATATCGAAATCGAAATGCTGCAGGGATCAATGGAACGCCTTTCCGATGGGCGCACAAAATATGTGTTTAACGTTCCGCCGGTAAAGGCTGCACAAATTAAACGCTTCCTTTTCGGCGTGATGTTCAGCGAGAATAATACAACCTTAAACTAACAACTATTCACAACACTAAATTTTATAAAAATGGCTATCAAAAAATATAAATTCAGCTACAGTGTATTTGACGCAGAAGCTGTGTTTAAAGTAGACACCTCCATTTTGACAGATGCCATCGCAAAAGATGCGCTGGAATTCTTTACATGGAAATACAATAAAGCGGGCAATCTCCTCGATGAGCTCCTGAAAAAATATGCTTTAAAAGTTATTGAAATAGCTACGTATCGCGGCTATGATGAAGCCGATCTTAAAGAATATTTTAAAAATGCTGAAGGGTTTTTGGCGATCGACGGAAGCTGTGGGATTGAGCTTATTTACATCGATCCTTATGAGTTTGATGATACGCGCTTAGATATCAGGATCACTGACTTAAACTAACTATTTACAACCAACAAAATGAGTAAAAACAAAAACGGAAAGCAGCTTATTGATGAAGCACTAAGCTTCCTAAAGCCAATGGAAAAAACAGGTCCGGTTAATGTGAACTATCCCAAAGGCGGATTTACACCTGATAATTATGCTTACTACGATTCGAATGGTGAGTTCGTTGCTTCCGCGAGAAGAATAAATATCAGCACAAATACTCCACACAAGGAACTGTGCTGCGCTCAGTGCAAAGAAAAGGATGAGATATGGCCTTTTAAAACGCATGCAATGCCCCGGAAAATTTATTTGTGCTGGGAGCACCTGGTTGCAGCTGAGCGCAAACTTGCCGAGCGCGGGAAGGAGAACCTCTTTAAATGAATCACCAACCCTCCCTGCACCTGAGCATCCATGTGGACAAAAAGCTGCGCACACTTGTTTCCGAATATTTCGATAAAGCCGGCAATGATATCCAGGCGAATAAAGATCTGTACGCTGATCTCGAATCAACCTGGAAAGAATACGTGCACAAAGTTACCCGGACGCAAAAACGGTTTAAGCCCGGGCTTGATGAATTCGCGATCATGCACAAACGTACGCGCATGGTGCTGCAGATCCTTGAACGCGATGACAGCGTTTCGGCCAGATTGCTCAATGCCCTGTCTACCGAAGAGCTGGAAAAAAAATATAACGAAACGATCGAAAAGAAATAAGCAAACAAGCCTGCACCGCTGCCGTGGTTAAACATAGCAGGCTTGAAACTAAGTATCCGGATAACGGATTGAGCACGTTATCCGGTGCTTTTTTAAAGTTGAAAAGGCACACATGAAAAAAAACGACACATTACAAACTCCTGAATATTTGTTTAAATCACTGGGCCCATTTGATTTAGATCCATGTGCTGGTGAACACACAAACATTGCAATAAAAAATTACTGGATAGGGAGAGGCGAAAACGGATTGCAAAAAAAATGGGTGGGTTTTGTCTGGTGCAATCCTCCATTTTCTGAAAAAAAAATTTGGATTGAAAAAATGCTGAGACACAATAACGGAATATTGATTTTGCCTGAAAGAGGTTCTGCACCATGGTTTGGGCCTTTAGCAATGGCTACTAAAAAATATTTTGTCATGGGAAAAAAGGTTGATTTTATAGGTGGTCCCAGTTCAAATAATTTAGGCAGTGTGTTGTTCCCCTTCGGAGAAATTGCAATAAGAAGAATCAAAAATAGCGGCTTGCCTGGTCATTTTGTTGAAGTAAAATATTTCAGACACCGTGAATAAAAAGTAGAAATATACTTATCAAATAATTAAAAAATGAAATACAACAGAGCCTCCAAAATTGTAAAAGCTGTGGATCCAGAGCTCACTAGTGTAACTAGATGGCCTGTGATGCCCCCCCCCCTACCATCTGTGTCAAACGAGCGAAAACACAGATTAAATGCAATGCTCACAACGCTTACCAAACTTGAAAAGAATACGAATCGATTAACTGAACTACTCCGGGATAATTTATGAGCTTGATTAAAGACTATTGCATAAAAGAAATTGAGACAAAAGGTGACATTGTTGAAGTGATCAGGCCGTTTGTTAAACTAAAACGCTCCGGGGCTAATCACAAAGGCGACTGTCCATTTTGTAACGGGAAAGAAAAATTTTCCATAAACCCGAAAAAAAATCTATGGAAGTGTTTTTCCTGTGACGCCGGTGGCAGTGGATACCTGACGTTTGTCAAACGAATGAAAAATTTCTCCTGGCCGGAGGTGTGGCAATTCATGGCCGGTGAATTAAATATTGTTCTCGAGTACGAAGAGGATATCAAGCCGATGAACCAAAAGCCGGCGCCAAAACCGTCTGAAAAGAAAGCGCCAAAGCAGCTGACGTTTCGCGATGAGCAATTAAAAGCATCCGGCCTCGATGAGTCGGACCAGAAGTTTAAACGCCAGCTTGATACCGGTGGAAAAGATGATTATGCGATGATGGACCGCTACCAGTCGGCCACGATCAACAAGAAGTGGGAGATCGTTCCCGGAGATGACATGATCCTGCATTACATGAACCTGGATGGCCGGCCGATGACCTATCAGAAGGAACGATCGACAAAGGATCATCCCCTGATCCGGGTGCGCTGGAGCAACCCCAACCTGCACCTGGACAAAAAGGATAAGCCGATCAAATACCAAAGTCCGTACGGATCTACCAACGCTGTATGGATCAACGAGGTCATTCGCGATCGTTTTCAGAAACGTTTGCCCATTAAGTCACTCTTTGTTACCGAAGGTGAAAAAAAAGCCGACAAGGCCACAAAACACGATATTTATTCCATCGGCGTGATGGGCATCCACAACGTCGCGCACGAAAAGCAGCTCGCTCCGGAATTCCAGTGGATCATTAAAAACTGCGACACGGAGAATGTAATATTCTTTGTCGATGCCGACTGGAATGATCTGGGCGAAAGCCTGGATAAAGGCGTTGATTACCGGCCCCGCACTTTTTTCTCTGCAGTGCGGAACTTCCGCGACTATTTCTACGCCTTCAACAATGTGGGGATCTCCCTGAACATCTATTTCGCGTTCCCGAATCCGGAGCATGGACAGAAAGGCCTTGATGATCTGCTCACGAATGTGCTGGCCGGGAAAGAAGATCTGTTGAAAAAAGATATCGACGCGGCCATGATCAGTTCCACCGGCGAAGGCAAATACGTGACCTGCCATAAAATCACATCGATCGGAGATTTTAAGCTGAAGGAATATTTCTTCCTGGACAACCTGCAAAACTTCGTTGATCACCACAAAGACAAGCTGAAGGATAAAAAAATGTTTGTCCTGGGCGGAGAAAAATATAAGTTCTCAAACCTGGTTGACAACCCTGATCTGCCGGCCGGCACGCTCATGCTGGCGATGCCGCTGGAAAAGGATGAGGAATACTGGGATGAAGAGATCATCGAGCGCAAATCGGGACCAAAAACTATTCTCCGGTTTAATCACACCCGGTGCTACCGGTTCCTGAACAAAAGAAACTTTGGCCGCCTGAAATTTAAAGGCACCGGCACCAGGTACATCCGCATCGATGGGAATATTGTCAGCGAGATCGAGCACAGCGATATCCGCGATTTCGTGGTCGATTTCACGGAGAACAAGCTGGAAAAAGCGAACCTGCTCGAATCCCTCTACCGTGCAGCGCAGCACCTTGGCCCGATCAGCCTGACGAACTTGAAATTTATTACCCCGCAGTTTCCAAAATCAATGAAAGGGCTGCAATACCTGTATTTCGGTGAAACATTCTGGCGCATCAACGCTGAAGGAATAAAAGAAGAGCCGTTAAACAACCTGGCCGGCCACGTATGGCAGGATAAGCTGATCGACTTCAATGCAAAGCGCATGGAGCCGCTTGTAAAAGTGACGAGCAGTAAAGTTGACGGGAAAAACATATACGATGTGATCTTTCCGGATGGCGCAACAAAACCGGATTCGGACTTCCTGGCGTACCTGTGGAACGCATCCAATTTTTTCTGGGAACAAACCGGCGAAGGCTATGCACAGAAGAAAGATCCTTCCGGCAAGCTCCGGCGCAATCTTGATGACTTCGAGATCTATGATCAGAAGCTGCACTTTATCTCCAAGCTGTCAGCGATCGGATACCTGCTGCACTCTCACTACGATGACGCAACGCGTAAAATGGTGATCGCTATGGACGGTAAACAGTCCGAGGTTGGAAAGAGTAACGGCCGGACCGGAAAATCGCTTTTAGGCCGTATGCTGAAGCATGTTGTCCCGGTGGTGGTAATCAACGGTAAGAAGAAAGATCTTGCCGAGGATCGCTTCGTTTTCGGTAAAGTGACCGAAAAAACGAACATCGTGTTCATCGATGATATGCGCGTGAATGTAGATATCGAATTTTTCTTCAACTACATCACCGGTGAATGGGATGTCCAGGAGAAAGGTCAGATCTCGATCACCATTCCGGAAAACGACAGTCCAAAAATCTTAGGAACTACAAACCACGCGCTCAACGGGGAGGGCGGCAGCTTCCGCGCCCGGTTGCATTTTATTGCCTTCAGCGATTTTTACAGCGAAAACCATTCCCCGCAGGATGAGCACGGCTGCCTGTTTTACAAGGAATGGGACTACGATCAGAAGAATGCATTTTTTAACGCGATCGGTTGCTGCCTGCAGATCTATTTTGAACACGGGCTGGTTAACCCGCCGATGGAGCTGATCGAAGATCGTAGGTTGCGCCAGCAGCTCGGCGAAACATTCCTGGACTGGGCGAATCAATATTTTGATCCGGAACGGAAATCAGGTGTTGATGGTCTGGTTAACCTGGACCGCCAGATCCTGCGATCTGAAATGACTGAGGATTTTTACAGCTATGACCTGAACAATAAAAAATATACCGATATCCGGAAGTTCAAAGAAAAGATCAAACAGTATTGCGCCTACAAAAAATATGTGTTCAATCCGCTGAAAGATGGAGAGGATCACAAAAGCAACGGTCAGGAATATTTTACCGTTGCCCGGAGTAAAACATCGATGAAAGATGAAACACCTTTTTAAACAATTTATTTGATATGAATTATCCTGAAAATTTTAAGCACATAGAAAAAGAGTGGTATTCACCAATGTGGCACCATTGGATAGAGAATTTCATGTGTGAAGACACCGGCGAGGTTTTTCAAATAAACAGAAAGAGCCCGCTACTACCAATGCTTGAAAGCGGAACAGCGCCAACATATATGTATAATTAATATAAACCCTTAAACGCAAAAAAATGAATGAATTAAAATTAAAGAGAAAGCCGAATAAATTAATTATCGGCGTACCCAGATCCGGAAAGTCCATGCTGGTTGAAGAACTCATATTTGCACATCGTGCGCAAATATGGAATGGAAAAGAAGCTCACCGATCTGGATTTTTTCTGAATGAGCTTGACAGAAGCATTAAAGAGCCTCGGAACTCAATAAAACATGCGGGACAGTTCAGTTCTGAATCTAGCGGCAAGAACACTTCTGTAATCGTTCTCGATGATGTTCGAGTTCAATACTTAACCGTTATTAAAAACGAAATCCAATCATTTAATCAGCAATGGCCTGACATCGAATTTATTGTTGTGTGTAGTTGTAAAGCTGAAGAAATTCCAGATCGTAATTCGGATGAATTTATGAGCACATTCCAAGTTATCGACATGGGATCGCCAGCAAAGTACCTGACCTATCCACCAAAAGAAAGGAAAAAATATAAATACGTTCCTATTGATGACTTCACGATTTGGGCGAATAAATATTTTAATGATGATAACAATATTGATCGCCAGATCCTACGGGCTGAGATGACATCTGCCTTTTACCTTTCTACACCAGGCATACATAATTATGTATCCCGCCAAAAGTTTAAGATGAAACTGTATTCGTATTGCGCGGATAACAACCTTTTGCTTAACGCAAAAAATGGTGGACAGGCTATACGGATAAGTGGTGCAGAATATTTTATCGTAAGCAGGCCAGCTGAGCAAAAGACATTAAAGAACCTGGCTGATATCACAGATGAACATGCCGAAAAGTTGTGCAAGATTCTTTGCATCACATATTCCAACGAAAAAGATTCTGAGGCGGACTTTGATTTAGAGGGGTTCAGAACTTATATCGGGGACGCGCTTGGAGATGACTGTTTCACATTTATCCAAATGTGTAACGCGATTTCCTTTATGCAAAAAAACAATTACAGGATTCCAATTCTATTTTAATACAAACCACTTAAACGCAAAAAACATGACAGAATACAAAAACGAAAGTGCGGAAACCTCTCCGCAAAAGCCAGTGATATCGGCATACGATTTCACCGGGAAGATCACACAATTTGACAGAGATCGATTAACGGCATACACGACTTTAAAAGGCATCACATGGATGGATGCGATCGAACAGATCATTGCAGATCCTGAAGGCATGCATAAAATCATTGATAGTGTTGTCCCTGATCATCTGCGAAAGGCTCTTCGCCCAAAACACACGGATTACCAAATCAAATATCAATAACAGGATGGAAGAATATGACCAGGACTATGATGTCAGCTGCCCAAAATGCGGACACTCACCACTTCACAATAGAACCTGTACAGAATTTACCTGCAATGACGGATTCATTGACGAAAGCGATTCGGACCCTATAAATTTTGTGCCTGGAGAATATGAATATCCCTGCCCGGAATGCAAAGGAACCGGAGTTGAATGGTGGTGCCCCTCATGTGGTGAAAACCTATCAGGCCTAAAATTACACGACGATGAAGAATTAAATTAATTACAAATCAAATATCAATAAATTCTTAAACGCAAAAAAATGGAAACAAAAACCTACAAATGCCCATGCTGCAACAAAACTTTGTCAGCTAAAATCCCGAATCAAAATGCTGTAACCGGTAAAGGTTATTGGGACGGTGTTACAACCTGCACACATTGTAATGAAGAGCATTTTAAAAAAGTATGGCCCTCTGGCAAAATTGAAGTTGTAAAGCTTTCAATTGTCTTGGATGGCAAGCTATGGCGAATTTATATTCAGCCGTTGATTGGAAAATCCGACTTGTCAAATCTTTTCTGCCCGGTATTAAAATTTGGCAGGAAGCGATCGGATGAGTTAAGATTTCCTATTGTATTTAAATCAGAAAAAAAATGCAATCAGATATGTGATGAGCTCGAGAAGCTAATCGGAAAATCCTATGAGGAGGTAAAAATAGCAGGGGATCTTCTTTTTGAAACATACAAACAATTCGATTATCGTGTAAAAAAGCAAAAGGCGGCATAATGGGAACTCAGAGCTGCTATTTCATGAACGAACTTAAACGCAACAATATGAAACAATGTAAAATACTAATAAACAAGGCTTCCTTAGAAGAAAGCCGCAAACACATAAAAAGTGCAAGAACTGTAACCGGACTTAGCGCCGGCTTCCGAGCTGACTATGCAGAGCTCGAAAAGGCGCTGGATCTTCCTGCCGAAAAAATCAACGGAGTAAATACGGTTGTGATCAATCCCGAAGGTGATCGCAATGGCCGGGTGCAGGAACTGCTGATCGGGATGGATGTGAAATATAAAACTGTAGATCTTTAATGGAAAGCAGCATTCTAATACGCACATGCAAAGTGTACACTCCTGAGGAAGATAATCAGATACGGGAGCTGTATTCTTTGCATACATCAAAAGAGATCGCGAACATCATGGGTTTGCGTAAATCACAGGTTAAAAACCGAATAAATAAACTCGGACTTTCTCTGCCTCCGGACGTTCGCATTGAGAGGTCTAAAAGGGGACAGTTTAACCCGGGCAGTATTCCTTTTACCAAAGGAAAAAAGCAGATTGAATACATGACGGACGAGGCGATCGAAAGAACGAAAGCCAGCCGATTTATAAAAGGCCAGCGCCCTCATAATACAAAATATGACGGCGCTGTAACGGTAAGAAGAGATGCTGATGGGCGACAATATAAATGGATTCGTCTTTCGCAGAATAAATGGGTCCATTTACATCGCCATGTTTGGACTTCTGAATTCGGGATAATACCCGATGACCTGGTTGTAAGCTTTATTGATGGACAGCGCATGAACTGCGTGCCTGAAAATCTGGAATTGATTACCCGCCAAGCGTTGTTACGCAAAAATGCGGCCGAGTGGTTTTCTAAAATGAAATCAATTTGGAGTGATTTGGCAGATTACAAAGCTATTCAGGCTGAGAGAATCAAGGAAAAAAAACAGACTGCAAAAGCAGAAAAGAAAGCCCGGTTGGACTTTGAGAAGTTGCAAAGAAAGGCCGAACGTAAGCGTGAAAAGGAGATCGAACAATTAGCTGCAGCTCAAAAAAGGGAACTAAATAAACTTAACAAAAAAAGCCTGTTAGCGGAATATCTGCTTACGGTTGCAAACATAAAATCTCAAAAAAAGAAGGAAAAACTAATTGCTGCGGCGAATGCTTTTGCCGAAAAACAAAGCGCAAAAGAAAGCAAGAAAAAATTAAGGGAAAAAGTAAAATTAGAATCGAAACAACGTGTTCGTGACTATGATGCAAGCATAAAAATAACTTCTCTTTCACCTTTTTACAAGTCTGTTCAGGATGCATGGCCGCAACTGTTTCCATATTGTGTGTCACTTGTAAAAAATAAAGAGCTCGCACAGGATCTGCTACACGAAATGATCTCTAAACATCAATCTGATGACGCCATTTCCGAAGCAGAACTAAAAAAGCTTGTGTACGGTTGTTATTTGGTAGAACAGCGAGTTGTAAGACAATTATCTCACAATGAATACGCCCTTTCTGTCATACAAGCAGATTCAGATCCTGATGAGCTACAAACAGACACAAATAAGGCTGTGAACTCGCTGGAAGCTACTGATGCGTCAATTGCAAGATTAATGTTCCTGGACGAACTGCCAATGGAAGAGATCTGCACAGAATTGAATTTATCCGAATCGCAGATTCTTTCCCGAATTCCAGAAATCAAAAAACAATTACAAAACAAACTTGCTAAATATAAAAAATATGAAAGAGCTCATTGACCAGGGAGCGATCCTGAGCGAGTGCCGGAAATACCGGTATTCGCTCTGGCGGATCTGGGATCCGTCAAAAGACAAAATCTTATTCATCGCGCTTAATCCGTCCACGGCCGACGAAAACAAAGATGATGCAACTATCCGTAGAATTACTGATTTTTCTGACCAATGGGGTTTCGGCGGATTTTATGTATGCAATCTTTTTGCTTTCCGCGCTACAAAGCCGGTAGATATGTTCCAATCCGTATCACCTGTAAGTGATCCTATGGATATCCTGGCGAACGATCGCGAAATGATCCATACGGCAGCGCTGTGCACAAAAATCGTTTTTTGCTGGGGCAACGAGGGCGCTGCTGATCAGCGCTGCTTCGTGGTTCAGAAAATGTTTCCGGAAGCCTGGTGCTTTGGAACAACCCACTCCGGACAGCCAAAGCATCCATTGTATTTGGCAAAGGATACGCGGCTGCAGCTGTTCGATAATAACAAACCATACATTAATCCGATTCCTAAAAACAAAGAAAATGAAAGCTGAACGCCCTATCCTGTTTAATACCGAAATGGTCCGTGCAATTCTCTCCGGGAAGAAAACAATTACCAGGAGAATTGTAAAAACACCACATCTACCACACAAAAATACATTCGCAATAAAACCGGCCCCACAATTTAAAGGATGGTCCGGGCATTCGACAGATCTACAAACGATCGAGCAGATCTTTAAATTTCCTTACGGGCAAATCGGAGATCTCCTGTATGTTCGTGAAACCTGGGCGCCGGCATGGGATCAAACGCTATACAAAGCCAACGAACAGTATGGTGTGTATGAGAATCAAAAATGGAGACCCGCGATTCACATGCCGAAAAAAGCAGCTCGGATCTGGCTCGAAATAACCGATTTAAGAGCAGAAAAACTGCAAGCCATAACAGAAGCCGATGCAATAGCTGAAGGTGTGGAAGAATGCGAATTTGACACAGTAAACAATCTTCCTACTTACCGCCTCTACGGTTGGCAAAATGCAGTTACAGTTGACGGACCAATCGAATCGTATAAATCGCTGTGGAATCATTTGGATTCGGAGAATAAAAGTGGTTTCCCCTGGGAAGCGAACCCGTGGGTGTTCGTTATAACATTTAAAATAATTTCTATCAATGGAAAATAACTTGCTTAAATATTATTCGCTTCTGCAGAGTGAACTGGAAAACGAAGCCGGGATCATCGAAAACGAACTAATTGATATAGATGACGGATTTGGTCGCTCAGTTCAGGATTCAAAAGGTTGCGCATTGCGCGAGCTCGATGCTGCAATTTCAAGACTGCAGCAGCTGCGAATCGATGTTGAGAAATTATCGCTTAAAAAATTAGAAGAAAAATATCCCTACTAATGACGAGACTAAAAAAAATTCTATTCTGGAGTAGCGTGTGCCTAATGATCCTCCCTGCCTTATTAGTATTTGCGTTACCGTTTTGCCGTGATCTCTTGCAGGTAATTTCATTGCTCGGCGCCATAAATCTATTCATTTCTTTATTTTTTCACAAATGAACATTTTCCAAAAATTATCATACACATGGCAACGATTAACATAAAGAATCTTAATAATAAGCTCAGCTGTGATGTTTTTTACAGCATCGTGGACAGTAACGTGAAACCAATGTCGGCCAGTGAATTTCCTGTGCCGGTTTCGATACGAGATCCCGCCACCGGGAATGAATTTTCTGCGGAGCTGATCAGCATGGCCCGGTTCAGCATTTATGATATCGGCAGCATCGTTACTTATGCTGCTACCGGCCTCTCAGCTGCTGAATTCGTTGATGATCACTTGAAAGGCAGCAACAAAACGGAACTGGTATTATTAATCTACAAAAAAAAATAAAATGGAACAAAGCATAATCGTGGCCACGCCTGACGGCAGGCTCATTTTTGTTTCCGGGAAGGAAACGTACCAAGTAATCGGCGGATGCCTGCACCGGTCAGAACCGGATCTGCTTGTTAAAAAAATCAAATAATTTAAAATCGTTAAATTAGCACCTATGAAAGAAGTATTTAGTTACAATGTACTGAAGATAGAAGCTCTATCGTCAGAGATGATTACAAAAGACGATCGTTTTTTATTCCACGCCCTATTGCAAGCTCGAATAAAATTCCTTTGTCCAGAAACAGGAAACTGGTCTAGCGAATTTGAATTACAATACACCGCAGATGATCCATCAAGAGAAGAGGCTTACCGCAGTTGCATAGAGAAGCTCTTTAATGGAGAGTTTCGTGTAAAGCGGTTTCTCAAGTCTGACCAGCGAACTGCTATAACTTCACTTAGCCGGCACATTCACCATGTAGACTATGAGCATCTTGGGGAACCTTACAAAACAACATTTGAAGAAATGCTTCGCAAGGGAACCTGGAGCACCAATAATCTAATAATCCCCCTACAATTGAATTGAGAAACCAAATGGAAAGATATTTATTATTCACCTTCGATGAATTTACGCCATTAGGAGGCGCGGCAGATTATTTTGGGTCATATGAGACAATCGAGGAGGCTGAATCTGCATTCCAACGCAGCCGTGATGAGCGCGGAAATGTATTGGATATCCAAACTGAAGAAGTCACTTCATTGAAACGCTAATGAAAGGACTACACGACTGCTATTGCAACCAAAGATTTATTCCTCCTAAGGTAACATCCCAGGAGATGAAAAATTTCCGTGACAATATCCTCCGGAGACTCGAGCTGGATATTTTCAGCGAAATCCTTTCCGCACTCCTTCTACGCACTCCGAGCATCTCCGACCTGAAAGATCTGGAGAAGATATATGCGGCCAAAACCGCAAGCAAATACATTCTTCATTACCGGAAGATCCCGATCGGCCAGATCGAAGTCAAACACCTGCAGCGAAAGATCACAATCACATTCACACCCACCAAGACAATTGAAATCATCAGGCATGAACCCTGGTAATTTCACTTTTAAGCGCACTTCTCACGCAATGGGATGTATCTTCCCTTTTAAGCCCGGTTTAATCTCCTGGGCTTTCTTTTTACCCTTCCTTCTCCCCGCACCCCTCTTCTTCCGAATTAGGAAATAGTGCGGGGGTGCTCAAAAATGCTGCGTCTAAGGCAGTACAATTGTCCGGTAAAGTTTTTGTCGAAAATCTAGAGAACGCCCCTGTGTATACTGTATATACTCTTTTTATTATTATTTTTTTCTTTAGTTACATACCCTCGATAATATGAAGAGAAAAACCGTGCAAAAGTGCGCACTAGTTATTTCCCGCTGTGGATTTTGTTTTTCAGAGCACTTTTTTAGCACTTTATAGCACTAATCAGCACTAATGTACTTCAGCACGAATCTGATCTCCGCTGTGCGCTAATGGACTCAATGGTTGTAGAACATTGTGGCCGGAAAGCCTAAATACAGCACGAATAACAAAAAAATGCACAGAACTTTTGAAACCATTGATTTTATTCGTATCTTGAAGGGTATTGGTACCATCAGTACGAAAGTTCTGATTATTTGCCGACTCACCCCCAGGTCTAATATTTTGTAAATATGTTAACAGCTTCAATACCGGTTAAGCCGTATGTCAGAAAACACTTGGAAAACAAGTTCGGAAATCCCGTTATGCTCAGGCAGGATAGCGCGATCGGCAAATATTTTTACCAACTTTTGGAAGATCCGTCCCGGGGACGTGATCGGCAGTATTCTGAATATACCGATCTGGTCACCATCAGGATTCCGGAAAAAGTATTCCTGCACCGCGGATGCATGCTGACGGATACGAACATTACCAACTTCAATTCATTTGTTGAAGATCAGCTCAAACAGCATCTGCGATTAATGATCGATATTTTATTGGAATTTAATGAGGTGGAAATCAAGGAAGCGATCCTGATCGTGTACCACAAATTCAACCTGGATGAGACCGTTCTGCCATACGAAACGATAAAAAAAGATTACTACCGCTATCGTAAACGCAGCAAGGCCGCGCCACATCAGTAAATAAATATTTATAACCTAAATGTCCCCTAAATTTTAGAATAAAATGGACGATATAAACAGATTTGAAGGAGATAACATGGGCGGTCTGATCCGCTTTGATTTCGCATTGGCAAAAGACATTGAAAGCATCGAAGAACCGGTTGATTCCGTTATATGCGGTGCGGTTATAATGAAGCCGGGTACCAGGTGGTACTGCGGATATGCCACCCGCGGCACTATCGGCTACACGGAGCCAACAGAAGATACAAGCGCCGGTCCGGTGTATAAAAAGTCATTCTCGGCGTTTTGTCCGAAAGATGACCAGGAGAAAACAAGCCTCTTTGCCCGCATGCGGAACGAACTGTTTGTGATCAAGTTCCTGGACAGCAACCTGCAATGTAAAATAGCCGGCTCGCTTACAGAGCCTCTCAGCTTCAAATACGTACTTAACACCAAAACAAACATGTCCGATCTGGCCGGTTATGCCATTAACTTCTATGGCGATGGGACGCATGAAGCCTATCTGTACGATGGCTAAACATCGCTTTTCCTGTCCTTTATAACCGCTACCTAAAGCGGGAATTTTGGCATAGTTCAATCCGGAAACTATGTCAAATCTGAAAATTATATTAGCGATCTCGCGGCAAGCATGGCTTGTTCAGGATAGCTATATCTCCACGTACGCCCCTATCGTTGCCAAGCTGCTAAGCGGTGAGCCGGTTTCTTTTTTTGAAGATCTCGAAAGAGCGAACATGGAAAAGGCACTCCCGTTTGCCGCTGCTTACATCGACAATAAGATACAGCTCTATTCTTCCTATGACGAAGCGCCTAAAGGCAGCATCGCCATTCTTCCCGTTAAAAACGTGATCATGAAGGAAGATAACTGCGGATCTCCGGGAACCCAGACAATGATCCAGCGCCTGCGCCAGGCGAATGAACATCCGAATATTTCTGCGCATATCCTTGATGTCGACAGCGGCGGCGGATCTGTGGACGGCACTCAGGACTTTCACGATGAAATTGTTGCTTCCAAAAAGCCGGTCATCGGTTTTGGAAACGGCACAGTCGGAAGCGCTGCCTATTGGCTGATCTCAGGATGCAGCGAAATTATTGCCATCAACAGTACTGCTCAGATCGGCAGCATCGGCACTGCCTGTACCCTTTATGACAACCGTGCTGCGCTTGAAAAGTACGGGTACAAGATGCATTACATTAATGCTGACGGATCGCCGGATAAGAACCAGGAATACTTCCAGGCGCTCGACGGAAACTACGGACCGTTGAAGCTCGGTACTCTTAATCCGCTCAATGATATTTTCCACGCCAGTGTAAAAAACAACCGGGCCGGAAAATTAAACATCGACGCAAAAACAAACGAGCCGCTCACCGGCAAAGTTTATCTGGCGGAAGAGGCGCTTGCAAAAGGGTTGATCGATCACATCGGCAACTTTGATTTTGCTATTAAAAGAGCCCAGGAGCTGGGGCAGGCTGCTGAAGCTGAAACACTAGAATTCAATAAACCCAATAATAACCAATACAAAACAACCATGAACATCAAAGCAACCTGGGCAGGGATAATGGCATTTTTCGCTGGCTCAAAAGAAGGTGATCCCATCACCGAAGAAATGGGAGAGAAAATGAACGCGGAAATTACCGCCGCAACTCAGCTGAGAGCAGATCTGGCCGCCGCTACACAACGCGCCGCAACTGCCGAGGCAAACCTTGCTACTGCTAATACTTCTAAAGCAGCTGTGGAAGCTGAGCTGGCAAGCTTAAAAGCATCGAACCCCGGAGCAATCGAGACCGCTAAAAAAGAAACGGATAAGGTTGAAGGCGCAAAAGCAAACGAGGAAGATTTCTTCTGTGATGTGGATGAGGAAGTAAAAGCATCGCGTGAAGCGCTGTACGGAAAAAAGAAATAGCACCTGGTAAAAGCAGGATTTTTTAGTAGAAACAAGAGTTCAATAATTACTTAATCAATAAACATGGGAAAAGCAACAACATTCGATGCAATCACGAAATACGCAGGTCAGTATGACAAGCAATTGATTGCCCAGGTCCTGAACGGACTTGATTTTATTCCGCAGGTAAGAGTCATGCGCAAGGTATCATCATTCGGTATGCTCCTGCCTAAAATGACAGCGGCAAAAGGGATCCGGCCGTTGAACCTGAACGTGGAAACACCAAAAGGCACGAACCGTAATTTCTCCGGGCGTAAGCTTTTGGTACACGAAGGAATGAAGATCATCACGATCATTCCCGAAGAGGCCCGCGCAACATTTGCCGATGAGCAGCTGGACCAGAATGCGAAGGATATTCCATTTGCACAATGGGTGTGGGAACAGGAGATGGCGAAGATCGCTTCCGAGATCAATACCAACATCTACGCCAGTGATTATCACGGAGACGCCACAGCCTATAATGCTGCAACGGCGTACACTGCCGGTCAATACATGACCTACACCGACAATATCGTTTACAAATGCGTTACAAATACAACGGCCGGCCAAACGCCTGAAACAAATGCTGCCAAATGGCAGGACGTTGATGACCTGGTTATCTCGACGGGCTGGGGAACGATCATCGCGAATGAGATCACCGGCGGCGGAATTTCAGGAGCGAACCTGATCACCACCGGGGCGCTTAGCAATTCAAATGCGTTGGCTAAAACGGAATTGATGTTTAACAGCATGACCACTGCGCACAGAAATCTTGGTGGTTTTGTTCGCATGGCTCCGGATGTTTACCGCGCATATGTAGAAAACGAGCGCTCGGTATACGGCAACGTCGCAACTCCTGATTCCGGGGACGGAAAAAAATATATCTACGGGTCAGGCAAAAAATGGGAGATCCAGGAATGTACATGGCTGGGTGATTCAGGCCGCGTGATCATGACGCAAAAAGATAACCTGGTCTTCGGAACACAAATGGAGGGCGACTTCAATAAGATCGGAAAAATTGTCGACACGCTGCACGGCTACAAAGCCATCGTGAAATGGAGACAAGGCTGCGAGATCGCTGATCTCGAGACCTTCTACTGCAACGACCAGGCGTAAAATAAAATCCACCCGCAGCACATGGCTCCGGGTGGATTTCAACCAATCTAAAAATGCACCTTAAAAAATTTATAATGAAAAACGGAAAAACATCTGCCACCGGCAGTGAGGATAAAAAAACAACGGTCGTTGAAGTATCTACCGACTTCGCAGCTGAGATTGCGAGCCTAAAAGCTGAACTGGCCGAGAAAAACGAGTATATCGTTGAGCTGAACAAAACCATCGAAGAACAGGACGAGGTTATTGAGGGCCTGAACAAAGAGCTGAGCGCGCCTAAAACAAATGGCAAGCCCACTATTGAACATGCCGGCATCACTTACGAGATCGGTGTCAAATCGTTCTCCAGGGATAAAAAAATAGTTACTGCTGCAGAGCTGCAGAACGATCCCAAAATGATCAAAGCATTGGTCGAGGAAGGTTGCGGATTCCTTAAACCTATTTCCGAACAGGAATAATCCGCTAGTTGTCCAATAAAGTAATCACACTTAAATTTTTATATCATGCCTCCATTTATCCCATACCAACACCTTACCGGCCCCGACGGGCAGGAAGATAACATGAGCGGAACACAACAGGTCCTGTGGTGGGCCCCTGTTCGCCATTTCGCATCGATTAAAAAACCATCTCTCACGCCGGCCGATTTAACAGAAGCCGTTGAGATAACGACACCGCATACCTTTTTAACCGGTTTCTGTTTCCAGAAGCTCTACGGCACACTCGACAAAGGCGAGGTTAATTTTGATCCGCAGGGCGAAGAAGATGGAATTAGTTTTGTACAAAAAGCAAAATGGTTTTATCCTGGCGCGAAATCGGAAGCGATCGGATTTGCATCCATCATTAAAAACGAACCGGTGATCGTGATCATCCCGCTGTCTGATGGTCAAAAAATTCAAATCGGAAGCGAGGAATTTTATGCGAAGTTCAAGCCCAAATTCATGACTTCCAATAACGGCGGATCTACCCGCGGCCATGAATTTGAGATCAGCTCCATGGGCCCAAGGAACATCGTGTACAACAGCACTGTTTCCTTAACGCCTGCAGTGTAAGCTGCAGGTTGCATACCAGTATTAACTTTAAAAACAGATATTAAATGGCACAAGAACAGAAACCGCTTTCCGCGTACCTGAAGGACAAATACCAAATGGCGCCAGGGCACGCACCCGGAGAATACCTGCACGGGCGGGTGAAAGTAGATCTCAGCATCTGTACGGAAGCTGAGGCCGATGCGCTGATCGCCGCCGGTTGTAAAGTGATCATCAAGCTGCAGAAGAAAGCCGATGAGCCTGCCGCTGACAAGAAAAAATAGTTTTGTTGTTTAGTTTAGTTTAGTTTGTAAAAAAGCCCCGCTCTTGCCAGTGGGGCTTTTTTTGTTAAATTTACGCTGTCTATTAACGATTGCCTTTATAATTTGATAACCCTATACGCCAGGATGGTGAGTGTCCGTAAGGCCTCCGATTACTTCTTGCTTCGGCAATAGTTGATAGACACATCCTGGCACCATATTACTCATCGAATGTCTGAAGAAACCGAAAACGATAACCGCCTGCAGGAAGAGCTTAATGATATTTTCCATACGCTGAAGGAAAAGCTTCTCCCGGTTGCCACTGTCCAGGAAGCGGACATAACTCTTACCACCACCGAATTCAGAAATAAGATCGTTGATCATTTCCCCGTTGCTGAGATCCTCACGGAGTCGGACATCTATCTCCTGCTCCGCAGGCACGGATATATATATTCCGCCGTTGGATCGGATGGCGATCTGCAATGGCTCGCTAAGCGCGGATAGTCCTGTCCTCTGATTAGAAATTTCCATTCGACAAATTTGTTGTATGGAAATTTCCTTCTATTCTAAATGGGTTGAGAGTGGCAGTATTTTTAAAGATGGCGCCGCATACTATCAGCAGCATGGCACCAGCCAGACGCTGAAGCTCCTTTTTGCCAAAGGCCCAAATTCCTACACAAAAAAACGGCTCGATCTTGAGCTGCAGCAAATCGCCAACACCGTCATTACAGAAAAAACGACGAAAGTTGATCGCGATCAGCTACCGGCTAAACTTCAAAAAGAATTTGATCTGCAGGGCGACCGCATCCGGAAAATATCCTATCTCCATGCGCAGCTCACGCTGATCGATGACCAGGAAGAACGCCGCCTGGTCGCAAAGAAAATTTTACGCCTTGCCGCATCGCGCCGGGCATCCTTCCAGCAGATCGATCATTACCAGCAAACCGGCGCAGACCTGGTTCAAAAAACAATGCCGCCGGCGCCTGCTCCTGTGCCCGAAAAAAACGAGCTGGAGCGCTTGCGACTTGAAAAAGAACAACGACTGCTTCGCACACAGAGAAGTAAGCTTAAATCAAACAAAAAGCGCATCCACGATTACAATGTAACCATTGATCGCCTTGCCGAGATCGATAAACAACTTAAAGCTCTGCAAAATGCCGGATGAATTATTTAATATCCTGGATATCGACCGGGAGATGGGAATGGATGATCAGCTGAAGAGTGATGAAACTTTCCTGCGCTTATGCAAGCGCGGCCGGTTGATCAAAGAAGCATCTATTCGAAAAAGTGTAATTGACCTGGCAATCGGCGGATCATCACCGGCACAGGCCGCCGCCCTCATAATGATCGAGCAATCAAAAATAAACGAGATCTCCATATGAGAAAAAAAACTCCGGTATCCGCTAAAAATCTGAAAGGCTTCAGGGAGGCTGATCAGATCATTGCATTCATGGAAGATATGGGTGAAACCACACTGCCTGCATCGGTCCGGGCAAATTATGAGCGCTACTGTGAAATTCACAGCATGCTTGCCAGATACAAGCAGCATTCAGCGATTATCGGTTTTCTGAAAGACCGCTATCAACGAACAGAGCGCCAGGCGCGATATGATATCGGCGAGACACAATATATTTTCGGAAAGGTCATCCAGGTCAACCGAAATTATGAAAAAGCTTACCTGCTCGAGCTGAGCAGGAAAAACCTTGAATTAGCAATGAACACAAGGAATCCGAAGCTGATCAGCCAGGCTATTATCACGCACAAAGATCTGCTAGGGCCGGAAGAAGTGGAATCGGATGCTCCTGATTTCTCTGCACTGGAGCCGCACCGGTACAGCATTGTGCTTCCGGAGGGATTGCCTAAGATTTTGATGGACCTGCTGAACTCCGGCGCGATAGATCTGTCAGAGATCATTCCATCGTCATCGCTCATGCTTGATAAAGACATTGAAGATGCGGAGGTTGTAGAGTGATCAAATATTCAAAATATATAACCGGAGATCTTCCGCCAATCGTTTACAACCTTCCCCAGGTAATGGCGATAATGGCCCAGCAGGAAAATGTCTTCCTGGAATGGTCACGCGGAACTGGGAAGAGTACAGTGCTGGCGAAAAAAATGGTGGATTTTGCCGTGGACATGCCGCGCTCTTCCATCGCCCTGGTCGGCGCTACCTATTCACAGATCCTCACCCGGACACTACCTTCCACCATTCAAGGCCTCGAGCTGCTCGGCTATAAAAAAGATGTTCACTATTTTGTTGGAAGAAAAGCGCCTGCATCCTGGAAGTGGCCGGAGGCATACCAGCCGCCTTTAAATTACGAGCACGCTATTCATTGGTACACCGGTACTACGTTTCACATGATCTCGCTGGACATGGCCAACGGCGGCCGCGGTTTGAATGTAGACGGTGTTATTGGCGATGAGGCCGCGCTCTTCGATTATGATCGATTATTCGCGAATGTGCTGGCAACAGTCCGGGGTAATCTTGACCGTTTCCGGGGTAATCCGCTGCACCAGAACAGCTTATTTGCTTCGTCCGTACCAATGACGGTTAAGGGCAAATGGCTGCTTAAAATGGAAGCTGAGGCGAAAACAGATCCTAAAAAGATCCTGTACCTGCGCGCTGATTCCATGCACAACTATCGCAATCTTGGGCCTAAGTGGTTCCGCGATAATAAACGGATCATGACCCCGATGATCTATAACGCTGAGATCCGGAACATCCGACCTGGCAAGTTAGAAAATGGTTTCTATCCGCAATTCAAAGATGACAGGCATTGCCGCGATGATTTTAACAACGGCTATCTCATGGGCCTTGATTGGGACACAAAAAAGGCAATGGAAGCCGGGTGCCGTGCCGATGGAGATCTGGTGACCGGCCAGCCGCTCGATATAGCCTGTGATTATGGTGCGTCTTTCAATGGTGTGGTAACCGGTCAGGAAGCCTACCGTGAGTACCGCTATCTGAGCGCTATGCACCGCCTGAGCCCGCACCTGATCGATGAAGTGATTGAAGACTGGTGTAAGTACTATCAATGGCACAATTGCAGAATCGTGAACTATTACTACGATCAGACTGCTAAGGGAGGCGGTCACAGTGAGACATTTAAAGATATGGTGGTCCGTGTCCTGGTTAAGAATGGCTGGACCGTCAACGAGATCGACATCGGCGCTGTACCTTCCCATCACGACAGGTACCTGTTCTGGGGTATAGCACACCAGGAGAAAGACAGCAGGCTCCCTGTCTTCAGGTACAACACTACCAACTGCAAATGGATGGTACTCTCCATCAACAATGCCGGCGTATTGCAAGGGCGTAACGGCTTTGAGAAGGATAAGCGGCCTGAGCGTAATAAGAGAGAAGATCAGAGCGAGACTACACACTACAGTGATGCACATGATACGTTGGGATATGCCAAGTTTGGCGGCCTGACGAGCTCAAGTGCAGGCGACTTCATCCTACCGTATTAACCTGGGCGATACGTAAACGCCCGGGCTTTCATTCACCCTAAGGGCTGGTCGGCAATGCCGCCCGCAATCCCTTGCGGCCACAGTCGTGCAGGCTGCCCGAATGCCGAACAAATAGGGCTTACAGAGAACTCTATTCATATAACGTTAAAAAACGGTGGAAATTTCCAAAATTTCCATAG